TCGCCTGTCGGAAGCGCCCGCCAAGAGCGCAACCACTTCTGGACGCCGTTATAGTCGTCATATTTGTCTAGGTCGAAATAGTAAATGTTGCCGTTTTCATAATCACCGACAACAATCTTATTGTTAAAGTTCATCTGGCAGTTGCTGCGATGCCGCGCAAACTGATCGTCGACCCAGCTCGCGCGTTCATGCCACGCGCCGGTCGCCACGTCGTAAACCCACGTCGTGTTAGCGTTGGGGAAATTCAGCACATAAAAAGCGTGACCATCTTGCTGATACGTGTAGCCCACAGCGTCACTGAGATCCGAATACTGCTGGATTTGCCACTCAACGGCGTGCGTCGAGATGCGCTCGCCAGTGTAGCCTTTGGCCTTGTAGACAATCCCGTTACCGCGCGCGTCAGCGCCCAGCCAGAACAGGGTGTTGTCCAGCTTGGCGACAGAATAGGCCGCTAGGCAACCGATTTCGTTAAACGCGCCTTGAATACGGGTAAGCGGGAAATCTGGCAGGCCAGCGTCATACCAGACTTCGACAGTGTTTGTGCCAAAGATCCAGACTTCGCGGTGATCGACGATCAGAGACACGATGTTGTCGGGCGAACCTTCGGCGCTGGCAAAGTCGAGCGGGTCAATTAACAAGCCGTTATAAGATGCGGTAAGCCAGATCTTTTGGCTGTTCGGCTGGTTAAAGACAAAATAGCCGTCGATGAACCCGACAGTAACCGCGCCGGGAAAATCAGGGTCCAGAACTTGTTCGAACGTATTGGCGCTGGGCGTAAATATATATGCGTCAGGATTAGTTACGACGATTAATTGCACGCCGTTATCGGACATGCTAACCGGGCCTGTGCCAGAAATGGTGCCAAGAAGAATGGCGTTCCATTCGGTGTCAATCTGATAAAACTCAGATCCGGATGCGACATAGCCATAGCCGCCAAAAGCCCAAAGCCCCCGGATAGGCCCGGTGCCAACAGTGGTTATAAGCGACAACCCTGGGCAGCGCTGAAGCCATGCGGCTTCTTTGCCACCTTCAGGCACGATCTCAGGAAAAAGATTGACCATGCGGTTGTCAGCCGCATTTACGCTACGCGCCACATAAGACGAGCCAAGGATCGGCGTCTTCATTAGTAGTTTCCGGCGTAGATGTTATAGCGCTGGCGGGTGCCTACAATGCTGTATGGCAGCGCCATGATGTCATCCGGGTTATTGATGCGCTTCAGATTGCGCTTGCTATACATGGCAATGCGCTGCACCTGCGCGGACGGCTCAACGCCAAACTCAGGGGCCATTTCGCAGGCTAAATTGTAACGGAACGCCCGCAGATAGCCTGGCGGGAACGTCAATGGCGTAGCCAGAACAGCCGGTTGCGTCAGTTCTTCGACCGAAATGAAATGCCATTCCAGAAGCCGCAACGGCACCGGATAAATGAACATTTCAATGTCTGGGTAGGTCATATTCGTAAAAATGACCTGCGGGTATGTGGACGTAACAGTCTTGACAGCGATACCGTCATACTGCTGCTGATTGATGAACTTAATGCCGTAAGACACATTGGTCTGCGGATCGCGAAAATAAGTCGCGTCATCTAGCAGAACCGGACGATTGCCGACAAAATCGCCGGTGGGGCCAAGCGTCCGGCTAAGAGCGCTTGGCGGCCACAGAAAGGTTTGGTCCTGCGTTGAAAAGACCGACAGACGCTCCGTGTTCCACGAGTCGATCATCTGGTTCAGCGCTGTCAACGCGTCCTGAGATGTCTCCGCTGAGGGCGTTTCGCCTTCTGCGAGGACGCCCAGAAGTCTCAGGGCTCCGTTGATCTGATCGCCCGCCGTCGTCGTCATTTGGATCGAACCTTTCCCAGCCGTTCTCTTCGTCGGCTTCGGCTTCCATTTCTAGCGTGGCGATCTTAACGCCATGACGCTCATGACGCAAATAAATGAGGGCCATTTTTCACCTATGGTAAGGGCCAGACGGGCCGTAGCCCGTCTGTAGGATTAAATTAGGACGCCAGAAGCGGGACCGAATACCAGGTCGTCGAGTCATACGCCACCAAAAGCGAGGACGTATAAGCCGCAAGAACGTAGTTCGAGTCCGCCGCAATGGCGTTAACAGCGTCTCCAGAAGCCGGCCAAACCTTCAAAACAGCGTTAGCATTGTTTTTCAGGATGACCGTGCGACCCGCAACCGCCGGCGGAAGAAGGACACCCTTAGTGCCGTCAGCCGCCGAAACCAGCGTAAAACCGTCAGAAACAGCCGCCGCGTTGGCCTGCGTAGAACCCGCCGCCGCAACAGTAGCCGACTTCAGATAAAGACCGCCGGTCGTCGTGATGTCGCTCGCGCTAACCGAAGTAGCGCCGGAGATAGTGCCTCCACTGATCGTCGCACCCGTGATGGTCGTGCCAGCAACGAGTTCGGGATCAGAGAAGGCAACACCGACAGATTTAGTGTTAGGCATTGCCTTCTCCCGTGATTACGCGATGCGGTAGATCGAATACGCCGCCGTGCCCGTCTTACGGAAACGGAAGATAGCCGAGGACGGCGTGGTCGCGCCGTCGATGACGACCGCGCTGCCAACGATGCTGTTGCCCGAACCAGCACCGAACGTCACATCGTTCTGCGACGCGTCGCCGACGTTGATGATAACAACGTCAAAAGCCGTGTTGACAGCAACGCTGGGGAACGCCGCGTCGATGAGCGCGCCCGTCGGGAACGTGTAGGTGCCCGCGTCCGTGCCGCCAGAGTCGACCGTAATAATGCCCGCCGCCAGATTAGCCGCCGTAACCGTAACCGTAGCGCCCGTCAGAGCCGCCGGAGCGCCCTGCGGAAGCATCAGCGGTTCAGTGCGATTGCCGGCAGAATACTGATAGCCACCATCACCATTCGGGATGCCGCTGTAGGGGCCAAACGTCTCAAGCGGATACGCCGCATTCGAAGTAGTCGTCATGGATTAACTCCTTGAATTAGAAGAAGAAGGGGCCGAAGCCCCCTCTAATGTTAGCCCCACAGACGGACAGCCATCTGCGGACGAATGACCGAATAGCCATACAGCACGTCAATACGGCACGGCAGGCGGTCGTTGTTGATGTCATACTGACGCACGACGCGCAGGCTGATACCATTGTGGACCTGACGCGAAGCCATGTCGACGCCCTGCGGCATAAGCAGGTCGGCGGTGGCGAACGCGATGGCGTCACGATGATAGATCAGGTTCTGCGGATACTGCGTCGAAGCAGAGCCATAGAACGTGACAGCCTTACCGGAAACCGGCAGAGCGTCGACCGTGGCGAGAGCCTGGCCAGCCGAATACATCGCCGGGACAGTGACCGAAGCCGTGGTGGACGCCGTAACGTCAGCCAGAGCAACGAACTGGAACAGCGAGCCGGTGGACTCACGGGTCTGCGGGTTGACGGCGTAGCAGTCAGCGATGGTGAACACGTCGCCGGCCTTGATCGTCGTCGAACCGAGGCCCGTCAGGACGATGGTCGTCGAACCTTCGGTCGTGACCGAGGTGCTGACCGTCACGGTGCCGGCGCGAGAGCCAGTCGTAAACTGCTTGATCGACTGCGACATATTCAGCTCGTCATAGCCGAGGATGCCTTCGCCGAACATGCCGTTCTTGAACTGCTTGCTGATGGCCGAAACCGGGTTGAACAGGCCCTTCATGCCTTCAATCAGCGCGGCGTTAGCAGCCGGGTTGACCGTCGCGTAGCGCGGCTGCATGACAGCGGCGTTCTCGTTCAGCTTCTGCTGCGCCTGCAACAGAACCAGCGAAGTGGCCGGGGTCGTGCCGGGCGTGCCGACCGAGTTGCCGATGTATTTGAACGAGTTCGCAACGTCAGCGTCGATGCTGGCGGCGAGCTGCGAAATACGCGGCTTCAGAACACGTTCCGCGAAGTCGTCCAACTGCATCGTCAGTTCGGCGGTCGTGAAGTTCACGCCGATATGCTTCTGCGAGGAGACGGTCAGGGTCGTGTACTGTTCGTTGTCGTCCTGAACCTGAAGCGCAGCGCCGTCCGTGACCAGAGCGCGGTCGGGCAGGCGGATACGCAGGGTCGAGCCGATCTTAGCGCCTTCAACGGCGAAAGAGTCGTCATACTGGCGGTTGACGGTGCGCGTCAGGACAAGATTATTCTCAAGGATCTCAAGAGCCTTGCGAGTAATCATGTCAATCGTAAGAATTGAGTTAGACATACCTTATCTCCGATTCTGCGCTTCCCACTTCTTGATCTGACGCTGCCGTTCCGCTTCTATCCATTCCGACGTTGACATTGACTTGATAGATCGGGGATCTGCCGTGTCGTAACGTGGACCTGAGTTTGACCGGGTAGCCGTGACAGGAGCAAGAGGTGCGGGCGCGGTTGAGGTTTTCTTAACCGGCGGGTTCGTGGTCAGATTGACCTCGATCTTCCCGATCTCTTTTGCCTGCAAGACTGGCGGCAGTTTGGAAATCCGCCCGGCTTCTTTCGGATTAGACCCTAGCCAATAAATGACTTCGGGGCCAATGTCAGAAGCCTGGATGGCTTGAGCCATAACGTCCGTGACGGGAAGGTTCGGGTTATACGCGACTTGTTCAAAGTCCTCGTATCGGTCCCTAGCTTCTTCTTCACGATCCTTATAGGACTCTAAGATCGCCGCCTGTTGGGCTGCGGCCTCGCGCTGGGCTAGAAGATCCCGAGCCTTTTGCTCCGCTAACGCTTCCGCGTATTGCTGAGCATTTTCGAAATCATCTGGCGCAGGTGGAGGTGCGGCGGGCGTTCGCGCCTGCTGCTCCGCAAGCCGTTGGGCCTGCTCTCTTTCCCATTTGCGCTGTTCTCTTGCTAGGCGCTTGCTTACAATCGCGTCCAACTCTTCCTGAGAGAACGATTTTGTAGGCTGCTGTTCCTCCGGCGTCGATACATCAGATTCCGGCGCTGCCGTGGCTTCCGGTTCCGGCGCGGGGCTGATCTCCGCTACAGCCTGTTCTTCATCAGACATTACGTCTCCTACCTAGCTGTCCGGCTAGTCGGTTAGTTTACAATGCCATAGAGTATTTGACGTGTCAAACGCTCCACGGTAATGCAGGGACTACGACGGCAGGATTGCCAATGCTGGCAAGCGCTGCCGCCAAATTCTGCTGGGTCAATGCAACGCCATCTGCGCCAAGATCGTTCTTGACCCAAGTAAGCACCTGCGTTTTTGTGAGATTTTCATAAGGCACAAACGGGCGGTCGTCATTAAAATGGATCATTTGATTTCCGCAGACACTTGTGGATTTTCCACCTTCAGTAGCTGTGGCGGTCCATTTCACTGAAGTCACGACATTAACCCGGCCGTCTAATTCAGGGGCGCACGCCATTTCGACGACATCCCAAGCATACGTAATAGCCATCTTATTTTCCTTCCAGAGCCGTTAGACGCTGTTTAAGATCAGCATTTTCGCTCGAAAGTTCCTGAATCGCTTTCACAAGATAAGGAAGAAGATTAAACTGAATCGCCAGTTTTCCGTCTTCTTTCTTGGCGACCTGACGCGGCAGAACATTGACGTATTCTTGGGCGATAAAACCTTCGTCATGGCGGCCGGAGTCGATATAATCAAATTCAACCGCGCGAAGCGCATTGATTACGCTCAGACCGTTCGCAAGATCAATGATATTTGTCTTGATCGACACGTCAGACGTAACAGACCAAGAAGCGCTGTTATTCTGTTGATACCATCCGCCAGCATTCTGCCAATACGCGCCGACATTAGCCGCGCCGTCAGACAAAACGACATAATTATTGCCCGTTGCGCTAATCGGAGCAGCGCCCCCCAGATAGCTACCAATAATTACATTGTATGAGCCGGTTGTGACGCTATACCCAGACGCATGACCCAGAAACGTGTTGAGCGTGCCGGTGGTTGTGTTAAAACCCGCGCTATTGCCAATACTCGTGTTATTGTTGCCGGTTATTTTGTAGCCTGAGTTGAATCCTATGGCCGTAGACCCGCTGCCAGTATTGAGTAAATGCGCATTAACGCCAATAGCAGTGTTGTTGTTCCCGGCGGTATTGGCTGAAAGGGTGGCATATCCAACGCCAACATTACTGTTGCCGCTGGAATTTAACGTGAGCGACGATCCGCCAATAGCGGTATTACTGCCGCCGCCAACATTAGCCGCTAATGCCGCCGCGCCGATAGCCAAATTAACGGAACCGGTCGTATTCGCCGCTAAAGCCCCTGATCCAATAGCCGTGTTAGATGTGCCGCTAGTATTCGAGTTCAACGCCGTAGCGCCAAAAGCCACATTGGAAACTATCGCGCTATTGCCGAGGCCAACCGTCATTCCTTGAATGGACCCTGCGCCGGTGACTGTAAAAGTCCCTGACACCGCGCCATTGCCGCTTTTATCGACAGTGAACGACCCAGTGGTCGCGCCCGTCGAACTTAAGTTGATAAGATATGAGCTTGCCGCAGAGGCCGTGTTCGTAACGACCATCTTGATACCGTTGAACGCCGTTCCGGCGGCGTTCCAAGTATCTGTAAGATTATAAATATAAGCCATTACGCCCTCGTCTCTATCTCAAAACCTTCGCGGTCAAGAATTGCAACATCAAAACGATCAAAGATCGCTTGTGAGGGTATGGGGCCGGAGCCACCCTCACCGACCGCCGGCATAAACGGCCCTAAACCACCTTCATACGAGGCTGGCTGAATGCGAAGCTGCGGCCGAAGCCGCATTTCATCGCCATTTATGGACCGAAGCCGTATCGTCATGCGTAATAGCTGATGTTGAGCTTAGCGCTTGCGGCAGTTTCGATGAATTTGATTCTGTTGAAGTCGCCGTCATAGCTAAGTGACGCGCCAACAAAGATTGGCATTCCGACACTTGCCGTGGGGTTCGTGCCGTCGTCGCGCCAACGCACGTTCTGCGTTTCCGGCACGATCAAAGCCAGTGTAGCACCTTGGGGGACGGTCAAACCAGCGGCAGAGCTAAGCGACGTGATCTGCTGATAGCCCAAGCAGACAGTAGTAGATTTCAGACCCATAATGCCCTCTTTAGGCTAGGAATTTCAATTTATACAGCGTTGAGAGATATAAGTCTACAATGCCGTCGATGATGTTCTGGATGGCGGAGTCGTCTTTATACTCTTTTCGCGCCTCTTCGATCTCTTTTAGAGAATCTTCAAGAAATTCAACGACATTGTTGGTCTTTTTAGCCGAATGCAGCGTGATCGGCCCGATTAGACCGTAACGGCCCTGATAGGCTTCCGCCAGATCGTCGGCCAAGTCGATCACTTTGCTGTAAAAGCCGCCCAAAGCCTTGTGTTTGGCGTAAGACCGCGTGTTTAGATGCACCGAATGGGTCACATCGCGGGCTAGAAACAGGTGTCCGATCAGATCCGCGCAGCTCATTGTCCCATTTCCCTCATTGGCGTGTTGCCCGGCACGATGTCGCCCATGTCCAGCGCCGCCGCGATGGTGCCTTGCACGATGTCCTGCACCTGTTCAGGCGTCATGCCCGCCTGCATGGCCGACAGACGCTTAGTTTCGGCGTCATAAGCCTTAATCTGCGCGTTTTGCTCGTCAATCGCCAGTTTCTGCATCTCGTAGGACTGCATAAGCTGCTGGATCTGGGCCGTTGTGGCTTCCATTTCCTGCGCCATCTGTTCCATCTGCATACGCATGGCCTGCGCTTCCGGCGATTCGTCCGTATCCTGAAGCACTTTCGGATCGAGCATCTTTTCGAACCGCTTGGCCATCGTCTCCGCGCCTGGCCAGTCCATGTTCTTGACGAACAGATCACCCGCAACGCTCCAGAGCGCCGGGTTGGTCTGGAGGATCTGGCCCATCGTGTCCATCGCCTCCTGCTTGCGCGTCATGTAGCTAGGACCGGAGCTAACCTGAACGTCATAAGTGCCGACATTCGGGTTGTAGATCTTGGCGATCTCGATGCCTTCTTCGTTGACGATCTTACGCACCGCCTCCGGCTGAGCCGGATTGATGCGCGCCATGTCCACGTCGCCCTCGACGTTGATGATGCGGGCCACGCGCTGCGTGTCGTAGATCTTCGGGATCAGATCGACGAGCTGGCGCGCGACATACTTTACCGCCCGCGCGAGGTTGTCGACATAATGATAAGTGCTCGTGTCGCCTTGCCGCTCCCTAGCGAGGATCGCACGACCCGTCCGTTCGTTGGAAGTCGCCCCAATGCTACTATCGTACTGGCCAGTGGTCGACTTGATGTCTTCGCCAGCCCCCATCTTGGCTTGAATAAGGCCCGTTTGAGCCATCGGAGGCTGGGCGCGTTCAGGTAGCGGTAGCGGGTTTCCGGCCCCGTCAGTGACATCGGGATTGACCTCCAGATACGGCCAGTTGTTCGTATTGGCCGTTTTCCAGTTCGTCTCGTAGCCTTCGAACTGGCCACCGTAACCAATGAACGGCGCTTTGGGGGCCAGAGCAAGCATTTCAGCTTCCTGGCTGACCCAGTAGTTATACATGCGCTGCGCGTCTTTAGCGTTACGCACCAGACCGCTAATGTAGATCTGACCGTCGACCTCGAACTCGTTGCCGACAACGCGGATCATGGGGATATACTTACCCGCCCAGTCGCGCTCTTCCAGCACCTCATAGCCGTTGGTCTTGATCCATTTGACCTGCTTGCGGTCGCTCTCACGGCTGCGCAGCGGCTTGCCATAGGCGGCCATGAGCCGCTTGTCCTCCGGCGTGCCTTTGAAGGCCGTGATGTTGTCCGGGTAGAGGTTCAGCGTCGCCTTGCGATGCTCAATGTAGAAATACTCAGCAATGCGCACCGTCTCTTGGCTGACCCACATGCTAAGCGTCTGGTCGCCCACACCCTGCGACATCATACCAGTCACAGGCGTGGCGTCGGGATACATGCGCTCATATTCGGCTTTCGGAATGTCTTCCGTAATAAAGCACCAATTCGCGTCTTGACCGCACGGGTCTTGGATCATTGGGTCCATGTAGACGCTGAAGCTGCTACGGACGCGAGCGATGCGGATGTCCTGTTCGAAAGAGTCTTCTTTCGTGTATTCCGTCAGAATTCGGATATAGCCTTCGCCGTATGTGACTTGGTTGTCGCAGGCCGTATCGTAGGCCACGTCGGCGTCGGACATATACTCAATATGCCGCACGATGCCGTCGAAGATCTCCGCGACCTCCGGGTCGGCGTTCTCATCGGCAGGGATGACGCGGGCGGTCGGGCGGTTCTGGCGCTGCTCGTTCGTCACGAGGCGCACGTGCTGCGGCAGCTTGTTGATCGTCAGGCACGGACGCGCGTTGATCGTTTGCCCCTGCACCGCGCCTCTGGTCGCCAGCACGTCCGCCGGCCATTGCCAGGCGTTGTCAGGCGAGCCCGCCATGAACCGCAGGTCGTCCAGCTCATCTTCGCGTGAGTCTGAATAGGCCGCCTGCGCCACGGTGAAGCGGTGACGCATGGTGGCCAGACGGTCATCGTCTGGGTTGTCGGAGACTTTGCCGGCGGCGATTACGTCATCAGAAGCCATTACATATCCTGCCGCTGTTCTTGGCGAGCCAGTATCTTAGCCGCTATTCCAGCGCCTATCGGGCCCATTAGACCGTATTTACGCATAATTTCAACCAATTTGTCGTCAAACACAACGTAATTGCGCGAGCCCTCGCCGGCGGCGCGGGATTTTGCATCTAAATATCTGACCCCTTTTATGCCGGCTTCGCTGTATGTCTTAGAAAATGCCGGGTCGGATATATCAAAAGAATGTGGCATAAGCCCAGATTCCATAAGCTGCCCGACCGGCACATTACCGTATTCTTTCAACTTACGTTCGGCGTTAGGTAATTTCATAAAAGCCGCTAAAACTTCAGGACTCTGCGCGCTTAATGTCTTATCCCAATCCAATAATTCTTCGGGCCGCGCGTTGATACTAACTTCGTACATATGCCCTGTGTTGCCCGTAAAATCTTCGGGTTTAATTGTCCGCGCGATTTTAGCTTGTTCAATAGCTTTCCGTGCATAATCTTCGCGGATAGCTTTCAATTCAGGGGGCGATTCCTTAAATTCTTTAACTGCATGCTGCGCGTATCTTAGGTGATCTTTTTGCGCAAGTGCAATAGCTTCGCTTGGTGGCATACCTTGTTTTATATCGTTAGAAATAATTTCGGCCACATCCATTTCAGCGTGGGGTATATCTATCTCACCTATTGGTTTTCCCTTGTATAATGGGTGCGTTAATTTATCACGGTAATATTTAGCTAGGTTTTCAGCTTCAGCAAAATACAGCCCATGCCCGAACGATTGCGCGCCTTCGCCTGTGCCGATCTTGTTGATGTCAAAGCGCGGAAAGTCGTGCGGCGAGCCATGATACGCCCGTATGCCCTTGGCCACGTCCTGCGCGATGGCTTGCTCGGCCCTAGCCGCGACGTTAGCGCCGGGCAGCGGCAGCATGGCCATGATCGCGCCCTTGGTGTCGCCGGCACGGGCGGCCTCTTGGCCCTGTAGCACGTTACCGGTGCCGGGCAGGTAGCCAAGAATGTCGGCTATGCCTGTCGCAAACTGACGACGCTCCGGCGACGGGCGTGTGTCGCCCATCAGATAGGCCGCGATCTGCTCCTTCCATGACGGCTCATAGGGCCGTAGCATGGCATTACGCGGTTCAGGAGCGAGCGCGTTGACAGGCATTATTTCTTTTTCTTAGCCGCCGCGCGCTTGGTCGAGTAAGCAATAGCGACGGCCTGTTTCACCGGCTTACCGGCGGCGACTTCCGCTTTGATGTTCTTACGGAAGGCGTTCTTGCTGGTTGACTTAACTAGAGGCATTACTTCTTCCTCGTCTTAGCTGACTGCTTGAACGCCTTGGCGGTCGGTGCGCCCTCTGCGCCGGGCTTGCGCATCTTTTCGCCCGAGCCTGCTTTGATGCGTGCGCGCTTCGCGTGAATCGCAGCGTAGAGTCCTGGCTTACTTGCCACAGTTCCACCTCTTCATGCTGGCCTTCGCCCGTTCGGCGTTCTTCGACTTAGCGACCACGCCGCCCATGCGCGCACAGAACGACTTCTTACGGCCCTCGTCGGCCTTGGTCTTAGGGTTAGGAGCCGGCGGCTTCAACTTGCTGCCCGTGGCGGCATTATACTTAGCCCGGCCCTTGGCCGTCAGCCCAGCGCCCGCCTTCGTCGACAGCTTCTCGCCACGCCCTACTGACAGCGATACCATCTCAATGTCCCATCCATCCTGAAGAGGCTGCGTTGCCACCATAGGTCATGCGCGGTCGATTGTCCACTGGCCTTGCCTCGCGGTGCGCCACCGGATACGCGAACGTCACGGCGATAGCGTCGGCGGCGTCGGGGCTGGCCAGCCCGCGCGCCTTCATGTCCTTCTTGCTCTCTAGGAATATCGTCCCCTTTGAGTCCGGCTTCATCATTGGGCCGGTCAGGTCGCTCTTGAGGAAACGGTCGTTGGGGATGCTGGCCGTCTTCAGCCACTCCCGCATGGCGTGCCACATCTCGGCGCGCTTGTTCCCGAACATGACGGGCTTCGTTGAGCGCATACCGAAGTTCACGCCTCTGATCTTATACCGTTGCTCCTTCAGCCGGTCGACCACGCCCGCACCTAGTCCGCCCTCGTCGATCACGACGAGTTGGGGCCTGAACTCCTCGATGATGTCGATGACCCTGCCCACCACCTCCATCGTGTCGTCGCCCCGGTAGCGGCGTATGCCGATGATGTCACGGCCCTGCCGGATAGCGATGACGGTAGCGTCAGCCCCGAACCGCGCCGGGTCCACGCCCACGATTATCGGAGCCGTCTGGTCCTTCTGTGGTGGCCGTGTCTGCGCGTCCATGACCAGTGATGACGGTATGAACTGGTCATCCGATGCGTTCGGGAACGCGCCGTAGACCTCGACGTGGGCTTGGCTTGAGTCAGGTCCGTATTCGTCG